GAGTCCCGCAATTTGTCCGTCGTCTTGTCTCGCTGTTCTTGCGTCGACATCAGTCCACCTCCTCAAGGACGCCATCGTTGTCCATGACGTGTTTCACTCCTGCCTGGAACACCTCCGACCCCACGCCCATCTCCTTCGCGATCTGGACCTGGTTGTCGGTCAGTTTCATGTTTCGCGTCCGCCGGCCGCCCGACGCGTCCGTCACCAACGCTGGCCCTGCAGGCTTCACGAACGGCTTGCCGGTGAGGACTTGATGCCCGATCGCCTGCATCAGCGCCGTACGTGCAGTTTCGGTATTCTGCATGTACTCATCACCGATCGCATTCCGCCAAAAGTCGAAAATCTGTGGATCCACCGTCGACCCATCAGGGAGCTTGATGTCCTTCAGACGCTCGTAGTTGATCTGCGCCTGCCCTTTCGCGGTTTGTGCCGCTAACGGTTCTGTGAGGGCCTTGGCTTTGGCCTCGGCAATGGATTCCATATAGCCCGAGATCACGTGCGCTCGTCCCACGTCCGGTTTCCCCCTGGCATCGAACAGATCCAGGCTCTTCGCCAAGTCCACCAGCACCGGATCGTCTCCCTCGGCCTGCGGTGGTGTGGGATCGGGCAGTTTCCCGGCTTTCACTGCATCCAAGAGCGCCGGATCGGCTTGGATCCGCTGGAGAATCGGCTGGGCTTGCTGATAAAACTGCTTGTGCTGCTCGAGCGCCTTTTCCGAGGCCGTCAGTTTCTCGGACACGGTTCGCAGTGACCCTTGTTCCTTTTTGAGCACTTCCAAGGGCACCATCTTCCCGCGCTGTGGCACCTCCACCGCCACTGCCTCGGGATCGGAGCGCGGTGCGATCGTCGGCTTCTGCCCGACGAGTTCGCCCTCTGTTGATGCTGGCCCGTGTTCGTGTTCCTGCTCGATCACCTGCCCCGCCTCGGTATCGCCATCAGCCATTAGTGCTCCTCATACGTGAAAACTCCCAACAGATCTCCAAACAGTAGTGATAAGTATTTTTCGCCCTCGAATTCAATCTGTGTTCCTGACGTGTAGTTAAACACGACCCCCTCCCCCACCTCCACGGGGGGATCATCACCGTGTCCGCATTTCCCGCACCGGGTATTGAGCCCCACAAACCGTACCTGCCCTGTCTGTTCCGGGTTCCAGTCCTGAACCAGATGGAGCCCTGACGCGGTCTGTGTTCGCGCCACGTCCGTCAACACAAACACATGGCCGGGTAACGGTGCCAGATCCTTCATGTGCGAAACCTCGGGGTCACTTTCCGTTGACTCGTTTCTCGTCGGAGCATCTTCACGCGTTCGTCGGGCCACACCGACAATTCCCGCCGATCCACACGCTGTGCCGCGAACGCTTGGATCTCACGCAAATGATCGCCCGAGGCGGACTCGGACTGGCCCAGGATGGTTTCGACCCCGGAGAGAAACCGTGCATCAATATCACGCATCATGTGTGTCACAAATCGACGCCAGCCAGGGGAGGCAACGAGGTCTTCCAGTTCTTGCTGCTCATCACTGGATGCCACGATCGTCTCCGCTCAGTACCGGGTTCTGTATATTCGTCGGCTCGCCCGTGACGCTGCCCCCGAACTGCCCCAGTAATTGCTCAAGCGGGTTCCCGTCACCGTCCACGGCCTGGCCCGCTTCGCCAGGCGTGCCCAAGAGTGCTTGGCGGTTCTCGAACCCAAAGACGCGGATCATCTCCTCGAGAAGGGCATTGACAAACTCCGGGTTCTGGAACTTCTGCGCCACAACCGGGGACACTTGCGCCAACTGGGCAAAAAACTGGACCATCTGCACCAAGTCCTGTCGCTTCTTCCCCAGATCCGCTGACTCCACACTGCCCCGCGGCTTGAACCGGAACGCCCCGGACAGCGTCTCTGCCGTGATCCCCCCTTCGGGCACTTGGATCCCACGGCTCTCGAGTCCTGTCAGGGCTTGCGCGGGCAGATCGGCGCCCTTCTCCTGTTCCGCCAACACCCGTTGCCAGATGAGATGACGGATCTGATACAGATCTTCAATGCTCTCCTGAATGCGATGGATGACCGTGTCCATCCGGACAAATGACTGCTGGGCTACCAGCTGCACTTCGCCCAAGGTCGTCCCGGACTGTGCCGTCTGGCCTGTGGCGGTATCGTTGATCCCCGCCACGCGTTCTGAGGCCCTGAGCGTCATCTCTTCCCGGTGCATCGCCCCCGCCGGCACATCCGGTAAGACCAAGGGCACAATCTCGTCACGCTGTCTGACGTCGATGATGGACTTCGGGCCCATCGGTTGCTCGTCGGGATCCCACAACGACCCGGTTTTCCTGAGAATCGGCCCCATGACAGCCATGCTGGCCTTGTCCGTGTTCATGTTCCGCCACGCCGTGTGCTCCTCGATGATCGTGATCAGCTTGTCGCCCACGAGCGAATAGCCATACACCGAGTCCGGACGCGGAATGGGCACATACAACACATACCGTTTCGCGCCGAGATCGTCATACTGCAACCGCAGTAGTTGCCGTGTCGGGACATGCACGGTCGCGAGATACCAGCGTTCGCCCTCGCCGTCCTCGAAGTCCCATAACAGCAGGAGTTCCCAGAGCTCCTTTTCGGCACTCCTGAGCGTCCCGCGGTTCGTGTTCACCACCGTGATCCCGGCCCGCTGCTCTTCGGCTGCTTCAGAATGCTCGCCGGCATCCGTTAAATGCGTCACGGCCTCCTCGTCGTAAATGCCGTCCTTCGCACGTTGCTGGATCTCAGGCAGACGACGGTAAAACCGTTTCGCATAGGCCCAGACTTCCGATCGATCCCGCGCATGACCCGGCAGCATGTAGAAGTCCCGGAACGGGACGACCTTATGGACAGGACCGGTTCTGATGGGCTGCGTCCGATCGACGATGGTCTCTGCGGTACCTGGTTCTGCCGCCTCCGCCGTGACGATGTCGCCCTGCTCGTCTCGCTCCAAGACCGGCTGCCCCTGATCGTCAAGCATGGCCGCGCCCGTGAGCGGATCTCGCGCCAACCGTGCCGTGACACGCTCGCGGACCATCCGTGTCTCGGTGCCCTCCACGACTTCATGGATCCCGATCGGCTCGATCAGCGACAACAGAAACGCCCGATCGACCACCGACTGGAGGCGCTCCTCCTCCATCTTCCATTGATGGAATTCTTCGACGATCGGCGCCCGATCAGCGGCCTCGCCCCAGCCCTCCACGGCACAGACGGGCTCGGTGAAGATCGTTCTGAGCAACCGCGCATGGAGGGCGTCGACTTTTTCTGTGCCGAGATACGACGTCAGATCGGCCGAATCCGGCCAGGGCATGTTCTGGGCGAGACGGGTCCGCTGCTGCTCGTACAACTGCATCCAGTACGCCGCGTCGTCATCGAGCGTTGCTCGCGCACCCCAGGCGTCATGGAGCTCCTCGATCACTTCATCGACAAAGCCCTTGGTCTCTTCCGGATTGAGGCGGATTTCAAAAGCGTCTCTGCCTGCTTGTGGCATGTCGCGTTACTCGTTTCCCCCACCGTCTCGTGCGCCCGTGCCCTGCGCCGGTCCTGCCACGCCTGATACTCCCGCTGCGTCAAGGCGTCCAGCGACGACCCCGGGATCGTGTACGTGGATCCCGCCCGCCAAAACCAGTCCCGCCAGTTGTTGGAAAACATCAGCCCCGACGTGTGGATTTCCGGCTCCGCGGCGATTTCGTCTTTTTCGCCTTCCGCGTCGGCGGTTTCGTCACCACCCGCTTCTTGACATTGTCCGACATCTCAGGATACGTCGCCCGTGTCTGTGCCATGACGGCCTCCTTGCTCGCCTCGATCGCCTCGACCCCGAGCGATCGCAGCGCCCGGCGCTTGCTCTTGGCCGACACCGTCGAGGCTTTGATCGCTGCCGCTTTGTCGAAAAATGTCATAGAATCCCCCCTCGTCGGCTCGTCCTCCGTCGACCCATCCGGCGTTGTGCATGGGCCGTCCGATCATACGCGTCATGATCGCGCTGGGCAATACGGAGATCCCGCAACGACCGCGTCACCTGATCCCGATCGACCCGCTCCGGACTCCGATATTCTCGTCCGAAATTCAACACGATATACTCGCCGCAGTTCATGATGTGCTCGAACCAGCCCTCTTGCTTCGGGACACTCACCGACTTGCTGCCGGCACTGCGTTTGTTCGGATCCCAGACATAGCCCGCCTCGAACGCCTGGAGCGCAATCGGCGTGTCTCGCGGCGGCTCGCTACTGACGACGACCCAGCGGCGGCTATCCAGCGCAAATGCCGGCTCGCCCCGTGTGTCAAAACGACGCAGATAGTCCGCAATCGTCTCCACCGCCACCCGTCGCACCATGACCGTGTTCGAGTCCGTCCGCCAGACCGGATCAAATCCGTGCTCGTGCAACAGATCCAACCCCGTGATCGGCGTCCCGTGTGAATTGTCATACGTCCCAGCCGGATCGCAACAGGTCTGAAACGACGACGCCTCGGGAAACCACCGACTGCGATAATCCTGCACAATCGGCAAAAACGAGGTCAGATACAGATCCTGCCCCATGACCCCGCCTAACCAATGCAATCCCCCATACGGGGTCAACTGCGCCCAGAGAATACACGGATGATGCTTCCCGAAGTCAATCGCCTCCAACACCTCCACGTGCGGATACGGCTCGATCTCCCGGACGTGCGTCTGACGACGGAACACGTTGCCGTAGACCGGCTTCCCGACCACGTTCAGTCCGCGTAACCCCTCCAATAACGGACGACGCTTCGTATGCCCGATCGGCCACTCCCGCTCCAGATCAGGAATCGTCGCCGATCCTAAATTCTGCGCGTTGTCGTAGATCCGCAACCGAATATACTGGTGAAACGGCCGGTGATTGTCTTCAGGAAATTCCTCGGCGATCCAGTGATCTTCGTTGGGCGGATTCGGACTGATTACCAGCTGATGCTCATATCCCTGCTGCGAAAGACGAGACTTGAGCTCGTGAAAAATATCGAGCGGGATCTCCTCAGCTTGATCCACGTAGATCCCCGACAAGGTCAATCCGCGAAATTTTATATACGGATTCGTCTGCGGTTCACTCGACCGTAATCCCAGTAGATAAACCCGCGATCCGTTCGGGAATTCGTCGTAGTGCTCCTCAGCCTTCCACGTCGGGATCTGTCCGGCTTCCTGACACAAGGTTCTCCAGATGGGCTTGACTGTGGCGTTGAGGCTGTCCGTCGTCCATCGCGAAACGAGCCAATAGATACCGGGCTGTCCGAGGCAGGATTGCAGCACCTTGCTGAGACAGACCGTCGTCTTCCCGCTTCGAACAGCACCCTCCGCATCGAGATAAGTTGTGGCGTCATGCAGTACGGATCCTTGCACGTGCGACCACTGGTAGACGACACGACCGTCAGACGTCGTCGGCATCGTGGCCCGCGTCCATCGTCCCCTCAGATCCAATATATCGGATCCAATCAGATCCGCCTACCTCGCTGAGTACCGCAGTCCA